ACTGTAATTGCAGTAATTGCACCAGTAACGTCAGTTGTAATACTAACTTGAGCCGAAGAACCAGAACCACCAACAATTGCTTTGGCTGTATACGTAGCAACAGCAGCAATTGCGCCAGTACCACCAGTCCAAGAAGTTACAGTAGCTAAAGGTTGACCTACAAGTGTTCCTGTAATTGCACCTAAGGTAGCAACAGGTTGACCTGGTTTATTTGATTGTGTAGTTGAACCGATTGTAACAATTGCATCACCAGCAACAAAATCATTAACAACAATAGTGTTTGCTACAGTAGGAACAGCAGAAGCTGTTGTTACAGCAATGTAGTTATCTTCAGCAACACCTGCGTATGATTCATAGTTAACGTCAGTATGTAACGGAGTACTTAATTGAATAAGTAATTCACTACCTGTGTTAATTACATTTTGTACTTTAACGAAATCATTTGGTGTAGCACTATCATTAATAGTTGAAGAACCTAAAGTTCTAATTAATGAATTTGTAGTTAAGTTATCACCAAGTGCTTCCCATTGTGCGGGAGTAAAAATAGTATCAGATGGAACTGGTTTAGGTAAAACTAAAACGTTACCAAATTTACCGCTTGTACCTCCGTAAGGAAACGATTTAACGTATGGCGCAACTGAGTTACCACTTGGGTTAAAATCTTGTGTTACTAACTCGATGTCAGTTTCAGCTAGACCTAATAGGTAATCAACATTTTTAGACTCGTAAGATAAAGTACTTTTGATAGGAGTATTATAAGATAAGAAGTCAATTGTATCATCAGTAGTATCAATTAATGTATTACCGATCATATCAACTTTGTACTTAGAATTTTCATAATCCATAAGTGCATTCTCATTGATGTTCAAGAATAACCCAGTTAATGCTACGTTAGAATTAACGATAGTATCAATTGATTGGTTAGATCCAGCATTATCAATAAAGTCAGGAATAATACATCCTGTGAAAGCACCAACCATTGTGATACCGTCTAATGATAAGAAAGTTTCTAACTTATCAGCCATAAGACCTCTTAAGTCAAAGTATTTGCTGTAAAGAGGATCTTTAGACAAATTAGAGTAATCAGTCCAGTTACCTTTAACAACATATACGTCGACAAAATAGTCAGACATAAAATCTTTACCATATATGTATGCAGGTTTAGAATCTGCATCGTAATACTCATCAGCTGGTAAGTTGTATTTTGAAGCGTTTACCGATTTACGGATAATAACGCTATTTACTTGTTGCCCTAAGTTTACGACGTTAAATAAACGTCCTGCGTTAGCAGCTTTACTGTCAACTGTTGCTTGTAAATATTCTACGTCTGGGAACCAGAATCTTTCTTTATTATAGAAAGATGCATAAAGTGCACGTGTATTGTTACCATTCATTTCGTTTGCCGCTAAAGCAAATGAACGATAATCAACAGCGTCTCCACCTTCAGTCACCGGTACGTTATTTAAAGCCAACAAGTTTAATGCAAAGATAGGTCCTGCAGCCAAACAAGTTTCAATTGCTCTATGGAAAAAAGATCCACGAGCTTCAAGTTTTGAGTCTATCGTACCGAAGATTCTTCTCGATTGACGGATGTCTCTCAAGAACACAGGCGCGTTAAACGGTCCCGTTCTTGAAAATCCAACAACCAAACGAATAGTCTGTGTAGATATTACAATTCTTTCAGAAGCATCAAACTCAACTGTGTATACACCTGATGCTTTAAATCTGTTAAGATCAAGAGTGATTTTAGCCATTCTTTTGTTCTATTATTTTATTTGGAAATTCTAATTCCCTGTGATTTTATATATTCGTAATGAATCCGTCTTTTTTAACAAGTTCTTACGGCTTAAACATATTATTATTACTTGAAAACCCATTGGCTTTATTTGTGGCTGGCTTACTTACTGGCGTATATCCTTTATTAGCATTTCCAATATCACCAATAATTCTAAACATATCCATCATATCATCGTTACCTTTATCACCAGCAGCCATACGGAATTCAACTGCTTTTTTAACTTCATGACTTGAAAAATCATATAGGTCTTCAACCATTTCATAAAAGTCGGTTGACTCAAAATAAGTAACTAGGTTTACGCAAGACATTGCTGTATCATCGTTTCCTAACTGAGCTTCATATCGGCCTTGACTGTTTATACCAAACGACGATAATTCTAAAAATGTTGTGGATTCGTTAATAACAACTCTTCGGTTATCAATTAAGTTTCTCAATTCACGAGAATAAGATTCTTTATTATCCTTTTGTATTTTAACACCAAGTTTTAAATTATCATTATTAATTGAATGTTTTGTGTAAAGGAATATCTCTGGATAAAAATCAGCATTACGGCTCATTCTTTCAAAAACCAGATTTCCTTTAAAGTTAATCTCCATTACAATTTTACAGTTCTCACAGTGATAAATGTTAAAGACAAGAATCTCTAAAGCTTTTGACATTTCCTCAACTGATAAAACATTTGAGCGGAATAGACCAATTTGTTTTAATCTAAAGAAAGCAGTTTCATCGCTCCAGTCTTTAGTCTTACGAACCATTGCTGGTGATTTTGATTCTAATCTAAATATGTTAATTACAGAATAGTCACGGCCTACACCATCACCAATGTCAACTGCAAAAACGATTCGTTCATCTTTAGCTTCTCTACGATTAGGATCATAATTAGGATGCCATTTAATTGACTCACCTAATTCTGGGTAATCAAGAAAGTCTTCCATTTCTTTCATAACATACTTTTGTGAAGTTCGTTTTAAGAACTCTAGCATTTTTGATGAAAGTAATAATCTTGAACTTGCTAAGAATTGATTTCCGTATTCTTGATTAAATAATTCCTCACTACCTAAGTTGGCAATTTCTTGTCTTTTCCATTCATCGTCTCTGCCAGGTACTTGCCACCAGTCAACCCTAATTGCGTTATACGCATTCTTACATTCTATTGCTGCTTGATAAATTTCGTAAAACAAGTTCATACCATTTGGTGTTGAACATATAATGATTCTTGAAATTTGCGAAGATGATAATGTTGGGTAAATAGAACGGTAAAAAGGCAATAAGAAGTTAGAATGTATGTGGGCAAACTCATCGGCAAATAAAAGGTGAATCGTAAATCCGATTGCTGCAGTTTTAGTTGTTGCTTGTGAGAACAGACGGTTACCGTTATCAAATTTCATACCTGTAACCCCACCGCTAATTGTACCTGGCTTCATAAAGAAAGGCAGGTTCTTCAAGATAATCTTAATCTTATCAATGATCTCATTAGTTGTTGCTAATTTATTTGCTACAACCATTACGTTTCTTTCATAGTGAAAACATAAATACCAAGCAATGAAAATTGAAGATGTTACAGTTTTACCAATCTGACGTGATGCTAACATTACATTAAACCGATTTTCTTGAAAATCTTTTAACATTTGTTTTTGGTAAGAACGCAGTTTGATTTGTCTAATACCTTCATCGGTCATCGAGAAACAATACTTTTCACCAAAGTAAACAACATCAGCTGCGCATCGAGCAAGTTCCTCAATTTCTAATTGTGCATACTCAAAAACTAATTCAGCTGCTTTTACTGTTGTGTCACCGTCATAAAAAGCGGAATAGTCAGCAGGTATACCATTGTCTATTCGCTCAATTTCTTCAGCAATTCGTTTTGTGTTCCATATCTTACCTCTGCTCGCCATCTTCTTCTTCGTCTTTTAATGCAGCAGTTGCTTTTGTTTCAGGTATTGCTTGACGGATAACATCCATTAAACCTTTTGTGCCACGGAACTGTGTTTGTGTTTCAGAATGTTCAATTGTTATGTCACCTTCTTGTAACGATTCAGAAGATTCCGCTTTCTTCACACGATAATCTTCTTTTAAGTTTTTGTAATTTTGCTCCATGATTACCATGAATTGTGCAAGATGTTTTACAATTTCCATTTTTGAACGTTGAAGAGAAGCTAAAACTTCAAATGTTCTTGGGTGTGTATTCCCATTATCAATTTCTTCCAAAAGTTTAATGATTGCGTGTTCTGCAGTTTTCATTTGGAATAGTAAGTTAGATACGGTTAATTTATCAACGCCGTTCTTTTCTCTTACATAAGGTATTTCTTTTATAATTCTTGTATCAAGATAAAAGTTAGCAATTGCATCAACGATATCAGTTGCTTTATTATCTGAGACTTCTTTTACTTCATGATAGTTCAAAAAGCCTGTTTGAGGTCTTGCTGGTAAAATCTTTTCCGCTTGTGAAACTAGAGTCTTAATATCATTTGCGTCTTGACTAATAAGTCTTTCCAATTCATCACGCATTTCTATTTCTCTCTGTCTTTCTTCTGTAGGTTTTCTCATATTATTTAGTGTTTGCTATCCAAGGTAAGTTCAATCTTTGGATTGCGTTATCAATGATAATTGCGTATTGCGCATCTTGAACGATCGCTTGGTTAAGCATAATTATTTGTTTGTTAAGATCAGTTTCAATCTGTTTGAATAAACGAATGTTTGTGTATAGCATATTACTTGCGGTTAATGTATATTATATTAAACCTGTACTTGCTGTACGATCCGCTTTTGTTATAACTTCGGACTTAGAGTATATATTTTCTAAATTTGTAGTCATATTTGGAGTCAAATCATTTTCAGTCCATTTCCTAGTCCAAACATCAAGTGACGCTTGTTGGTAGAAATTGCTGATATTAAATACATATCCATACCAAGTTGATTCAGTTAAATCATTAGGCAGAACGAAAAGTAAATCATCAACCGTAGATCTGAATACAAAATAACGATTTGCGTATAATGATAATTTCCAACCAGTTTCACTAACTGAATCCCATCCGTTTAACATTATAGTTTCATAATCAGGTTCAACAACATATCCACTTGTGATTGAAGTACTTGCCCATCCTGGATAATATGTATCTAAGAAAGTAATGATTTCAGTCTTAACACCAATTGTGATAACATAGCCTCCTGTTACTGGAGTTGTTGCTATATGATTTCCGTATAGACTTAAACCATTAAACCGTGTGATCTTTAATAGGTTACCTACTTTATAGTTTCGTTTAGGGGTAATGATAAATGAAAGTGGTGTTATCCCATTTGCTGGAACTCCTTTTGCAAGTTGGCCTTTAACATTATCACGAGTAGGATTAACTTTCGGTTTAATTCCTTGGAACCATCCCATAAGAAGTCTATCTTCAGCAGCAGTAAATTCATTGGTTGCTCGATATGTTATTGCTGTAACATCTTTTGTTGTATCAAAAATTGACCTTAAGTCATATTGTGATTCTGATATTGTTACATTGTAGTTTTTAAAGAATGCTTGTGTAATGTTTAAATCATTATTGATATTTAAACGAGTAGGGTCATAATCACGAGATCCAATTTTAGGATCATATTGTTGTGGCTTAGTGATTTTTAATTCTTGTTCTGTAACTTCTTCTCCAAATTCTTCAGTAAAGTCAGTAGAGATGTCAGCAAGATATTCACGCAAGTCTTGTGGTTCGTAACGATTTGATTTTGGTGCATACTTGACAAGCGATATTTTCCAATAAACATTTTGTTGCATAATGTCTTTCCATAAGTATGAGCTTTCAACTTCATAAATACGATTTGTTAATGGGAAGTAAACAATGTCACGTTTTTGTGGTCCAGTTCCAATACCAAAGATTTCCTCAAAGTATTCTTTTACAATTTGAACTTCAAATGGAATTTCAAAGTCCATACCCATTGGGTTATAATCTATCTTATTATCTGGGAATTCATTTTTGTCAACGACAACTTTAATACAGCAAGGTTCGTCAACGTCAGATAAAGTCCATTCATGTAATACTACATCCCTACCAATGGCCATTGGAACCGCTCTCGCGTACAATACATCATGACCAAATAGTCTATTAATTGTATAAGCTAATTCTTTATAGAGGACAACTGCGGGGTTAACAAGATATGGCCTGAACGTAAAATTTTCAATCTTGGTTAGGTTGCTGATATTTCCATTTTCGGAAACAAGCATAGGTGGACGATATCCTAAAAATATGTCAGCAGCTTCAGGAGCTTGCAGATATTCAATGTATGCGTCTTCAATTGTAACGGGGCCGCCAGCAATTAAAGTATAACGAAAGTCTACAAAGAGTTCGTTATTAGGGTCAAGAATAATTTTCTGTAAGTTATCAACAGTTAAATCAATCCAAGAACCACGAACGAGATTTGTTGTTCCCCAACGAAATTCTTTTTTAACTGTGCCTACACCATTAATGTCGTCTACCCAGTTAAGGATTTTCGTAACATAGTGTAAAGGCTTTGTTTGAGTTATTTTGGCGAAGTCGCCAATATTTGATAAAGTTGCTAACATAAAAAACGGAGGTATACTTTTATTATATATCCTCCGTTCTAATTATCTAAAAACCATACTTGGCTTCTAATATTTTATTTTCATTATCAAATTTACTTATAGTGATAACATATGTTACATTTAAATGAATTGTATCAGTATTACGATATAACTGATAACCTTCAGATAGGCAATATAATTTAGCCTCATCAAAAGCCATTCCTATAATAGCATTTGGTACATCATGTTTAAAAGTTTTTCTTGTCATTGTGAAATTAGTTTTTCATAATTTTTTAATTCTTTAACCATGCTATCACCAAGTAATTCCATTGCGTCATCAACATCACGTCTTGATACTTGAAATTGCTCACAGTATTTACGGATCGTTTCATCAGTAACAGGTTGAGCTGCTTTTTTCTTTTCTTTTGCTTTTGCAGTTGAAACATACATCCACCCAGGAGTTTTTGAATACCTTGAGGTAAGCAATCCTTGCCAAAAAGTAACAGCTTGGCCTGGATGGATTTTGATATGATTAAAAGCAGCAGCTTGTACAGGAAAGTTAATTGCACAAAAACGGTTAATCATAAAAAAATACTTTCCGCGTTCATGCATTTTTGTTTTCTTAAATTCTGCGGGTTTTCCTAACATATCGTTAATGAAACCAAATAGATCATTTGCCATATAGTTTAGTTTTTATATTCAAAGACTCACGAATTGTTTTTACGTTAGCAGCTTTTTCATATTCTTCAGCTCTTACGTAATAAGATTCTGCGTCATCAAAGACAACTTCAATTTCGTCATAGTCAACAATGATATCACCAAAAGGAATTATATCAGCTTTAGATGTAAAGAATTCAACTATGACTATAAAATCGCCAAGACTTCCTGTTTTATGTAAACTTACGGCTGCTTCAACTGCACGATCATGTACGATCCCTTCATTATCTTCGCCCCACTGAACGATTAATTCTTCGTCTTCAGCATCTAGTTCTGGTATAATTGCTTTTATTGGTTCCATCTTTTAAAATTTGTATTTAGAGAATATATCCGCCTCAAAAGATTGTGTTGTTGCTAAGAAACGTGTACCTTCAAGAATATGAGCCATATCATAAACCTGAGCATTCATTTCGTTTGCAGTTGTAACCTTATTGTAGGAAACTGTAAATGAATCTTGAATGTCTTGAGGAATAACTTTTTTGTCAAGATACATCAAAGTAATGTTACGGATGATTCTTGATTTAAGTGCCTCAACAGGTGGATTTTGTTTGAATGTAACATTGATACCGTTAGCAACTTCAATAGCACGATTAGGTAAATCAAAAACATCACCAATAGGTTTTGAGTATTCCATGATTTCATAAATACGAGCAGCCTTTGCAGGTGTAACTCTGTATGTTTTGCCTTTTGCTTCCCATGTCCATACTGGAGGAACTGCGTCACCGCCATCACCACAAATAATCTTTTCAAATATATGATAATGTGGATTGACTTCTTCAATAACAACAGAATTAAGTGCTTCTTGAATAAGGTCTTTGCTACGGTTCATAAAAGTAGAAGCATCAAATAAATCATACTCTTCAGATTTTACCCATTCTGTAAATCCTGGAGGTCCAACGATCTTACGAGTTTTTGAATTTGGATTGTAGACAGCAATAAAGTTTACGTTATTGCATTTAACAACTTGATACATATCCTTATCACCTGTAATGATAACTGAATCCTCACCGTTATTGAAAAACTCATCAGCCCATAGGTACATTAAATCATCGCCTTCAGCACGTGGTTCTCGAGAAACGATATAGCCTTTTTCTGCAATGATTTCTCCAAATTCATTCATTAATTTATAAAACGTATCCCAGTCAATAACTGATTCATCCTTTTCGCGATTTGATTTGTAACCGCCTTCTTCAATTTCCACTTCTTTACGCCAAGAACGAGAGTCAATTGTAAATACAACTCGCGTAGGATTTCCGAATGTACGGATAGCGTGAGCCATATCAGTTGCGATTTTTCGCATGAACATTGATTGGTCCTTTTCAGAACTCAATACCTTTTCACCTTTTGAGCCATACTGACCAAAGATAAACAATGTTTTGTAGAATAAGTAATTCCCGTCAAATATAAGATTCATAATTTTGTTTTATTTTATAAATATAATAATAATATATTGGTTATGCAACCAATTTTTCAAAAAGTTATTAACAATATCCCCACTTTCTTAGTGCGTCATCAATTCCTTTTTCAAAAACTCGCATTAATACAGGAACTTCATTAATTGCTGGTAAGTTACCTCTGAATATAATTGCTCTTTGTAAATTACTTTCTTTATCTACAACATAAACATAAATTCGCATGCCAATCTTTACTACGTCAAACTTCTTTTCAGTAAGTTTTGGGTATTTTGATTTAATGTATTTCTTTACATCAGGCACCCTCTTGATTGTCATCTTCTTTTGTTTCTTTTACATCTACAAATTCTTGTACTTCGCCTTCAACAATTTTTGCGTAAGAATACTTACCTCTAATGTTTTTACCAAAATATGATCCTACTGATTCAGCATTACAGAATTCTTCATATAACTTTTTGTCAATTCCTATGTAAACATATTGAGCTTCGTTTTGAAACACTATGAATAACTGTGCATCATCAGGATTGTATTCTGTGTGTTTAATTAAAGATGAAGTCCATTCTCTACCTTCAACTGTTACTAATTTAATTTGTTCTTCCATTTTATTGTGTATTAATTATTAATAATCATTTGACATTCAAAGACAGCAGCTAACATTGAAATAGCTGGGTCAATAACTGTAATTCTTTGTGATTGGTAATGAGCAACCTTAATTACGATTTGTGGAATCTTTCCAACAAGCGCAGGTTTATGTTCATTAATGTATTCAGGTAATTCCGTTCCTAATGAAGCAAGTACATCATCAACTTTATTCCCGTAATTTGTCATTAGGAATTTATAGTTTTCTTGTGGGTTTGCTGATTTAGCACAAACCATATCAAAGATATCTTTATAAGAATAGTTTAGTTTCTTAATATCTTCAATTTTGATTTCAGTCAATCCTTGCAAGATAAAACTTTGTACCTTTGTTACGATAGTTCGCATGTCAGGAAAGTTTCTCTTAACGAATTCAATTACTGCGTCCTTTTCAATTGTAATGTTTGCTGCTTTAAGGATTGCCCATGATCGTTTAATAAACTCAACCATAACTTCTTTCTCTTCTTCTTTTGATACGAAGTCAAAGGATATACAGTTGAAACGAGATTGGACATTATCAGGGACTTTATTTATGTAGTTACAAGTACCTACGAATCTTGCGTTGTGTGCAAACTTTTCAATTGTACCACGAAGCGCCTTATAGAATTGATCTGAGGCACCGTCCATCTCATCAAGAATAACAACTTTGTAAGCTTCAGCTCCATCAAGCAATGAAATGGTTGAACACCAGTTTGTTATTTTTTCTCGGATAATGTCAACTGAACTTTCATCAGATACGTTAATGTAAAGTACTGGGTACTTACTTGCTAATACTTTAGCTAAAGATGTTTTGCCTAATCCTGGGGATCCGTAAAACAAGTAGTTTTGATGTAAGGCCCCATCGCCTACAACTTTTCTAATTCTTTCTGGAAGAATCATTTGTTCCAGATTTTTTGGTCTGTATTTTTCTGTAAATAGTTCTTGAATCATTTTAGATTTTATTTTAATTTATATTCATACAGTATACTATAGTTCTATCTAAAGCTTGGACCACCAAACCAAGCAACAAGAATTTTCTTTTTTCCTTTTGTGACGGGCGTTACCTCATTTTTTAAATATGCAGGAAAGAAAGTACAATCACCTACTGATCTTGATGTTGTTATCTCAACTGTGGACTGTATGTTAAAATCACCACCTCGGTAATCATCGCTAGCAGTTAAGTTAATAACAACAGCAATCTTTCGATTATTATGTGGGAACTCATTACCTAAGTCAATGTGTGAATTGATAAAATCACCTTCGTTTAATTCCATATAAACAATGTGTTCAAACATTTCAATATTTTCAAACTTAAATGTTTGGTCATTTGCTTCTAAAGCAAGATCGTATATTTTACCATAGATCCAAGCATTATCATCAACATACGGAATATATGATATAATAAACTTGCCATCATCAGTACCTAATACTACCGATTTCTTTGGAACAGATTCCAAATCTATTGCGTCAATGACTTTTATTAAATCAGATTTATCAAAAGTACCTTCGGCTACAACTGGGTGTAGCAAGAAGTTATTTCCTTCTTCAGGAGTTTCTCCAATTCTTAATCCCATTCTTTTTCAAATTGATACCAATGATCTGCACTTGCTGCGTAATCTAGAGCACGACTACATATACGAGTCGTTTCTTCATCAGTGATTAATATTACATATTCTTTTGCTATGCTTATTGCCCGTTCCCATGACTCATCATGTGAAAGTCCTTCTGTTTTCATTACGTGATATCTAGATGACATAAAGATACCTCCTAATATAGATTTTACAACTCTATCAGTATCATAATATCTACGGCCATCATATTGCCCATCACCAAAACGAAAATCTTTTCTACATTCAACAACTCGAGTCTTAAGATCTTCAATAAAAGTAGGATTATATGCTAACTCATCCCACGCGCACATCCCGTCAATTTTTACTTCTAACATATTGTTTATTTTTAATTATAGTTAAATATAATACTTTTATTTGGGTTATGCAAATTTAATTACTCAAAGTTATTAACAATTTCATGCTTACTTAAATCTTCTCTATCATTAGACGTAAGAAGATTAAACATCATACATACTTCTAATATGTAACAGCTATGCTCAATGTTTTTGTTATTTGCGTGGCCTAATGTAAGATGCAGCGCAAAAAAAGGATCTCGTGATAAACCAAACTCTTCTCGAATATCTTCAACTTCTGGTGAATGAACTCGTAACCACCAATGTTCTCCATTAGACCTTGGTTCAATTTCATAATAGAATGTTATTTCAGTACCGTGATATTTCTTTGCAAGTATATCCCATTTTTCTGTATCGGAATAACGATCCGCAATAAACGATATGTGAGTTCCTCTTAATGTTTTATTTAGTTTTAGGCTAAATCGTTTTTCCAAGAACCAAGCGTAATATCTTTCAAGATCACAATCAGTTTCAATTAGTGCATGCTTTTTCCATTCACTTTGGTTATTGTGTTTCTTTGTTTCGTTTGTAGGAAAAAAGTTTAATATGCCTTTTGTCTCTATTACCATTTTTTATTTTAAAATTAATAAAAAAATCCCAGAGTATAAACCCTGGGACAGTTATGTTATTAACAATTATTTTTTTAGTGGCTCAATCTTAACAGGTATTCTGCCTATTTTAAGATTTCCAGATAACTTGTGGAAAGTTTCTTGTTTTAAGTCAATGTACTTTGGGTTTGACCCATTGCAGTCAGTAATTTCAACGGTGTCAACTCGGTTGTTGATTAAGTTGGTTACTGTAAAGAATTGACCTCGTGATCCTTTGTAATACGCAGCCGTTGAATGTAGGCGATGTACTTTTGGGTGTGGCTTTGTGTTATACCAGGTTGCGGTACAACTGTGCAGATTATAGCTACTGCTCACGTCTACAAACGAACTCATCCCGAGAACGATTGAAATAATGATGATTGCTTTTTTCATATATTTTATATACATAATTAGTTAAAAAGTTTTTACATAAGAAAAAAACCCAGGAACCGAAGCTCCTGGGAAAAACTCGATACACCTTAATGTATCAAGGAATGTTTTTGTTACATGCCCATACCTGCATTTTGTATTTGCTGAGCAAGTTTCATATCTTCTAGATCTTGTTGTGCTTTTTCTTTCATGATTCTTTCATTTGCAGCAATATCATCTTGAGTTAATTTCAAGTATTTGTCTACAATGAATTTAGGAGCAAAGTAAGGAACGTCAACGTCCATACCTGTCGCATCCTTTTTCTTATCCATAATACCCATCATTGAAGTAGCAAAGTCAACTCGACGTTGGTTAATGTCCATTTGTTTAAGTTCCTCGAATACGTTATCTTTATTAAAAGTTAATGCAAGAGTAGCTTTAAACAATTCATCTTCTGCTAAATCAGGGTATAAAAGACCCATTTGAATATACATTGGTTTAAGAAGTATTTCTTGGAATATAGATCTTAAACGAGTAATGAATTTAAAGAAACGGATTTCTTCACGGTCAATACCATCAGCTTGAGCTTGATAAGAACCACCGCCACCAGATTTATCAAAACGAGAAAATGGAATTTTTGAATCTTCCATAACTTTATCTTTAAAATAACCAAGAGCATCAGTATCGCTTAAGTCAAATCCATCGCCACCCATTACTGAGATATCTGGAGATTCACCATTTTTAGAAGGAAACAAGTAGTTTTTATAGAATTGCATTGACGGTGAACCGTTAATACTTAATTCACCAGAATCTTGGTCAAGATTAACATCTTCTTTATAAATGTTAATCATTTCTGCTAATGATTCTTTTGCCTTTTGTGGAGATTTAGTACCAATAGGAACAACCATTTTTAAACGGAACGATGAATTCATAATGTTCCAAATAATTCTGGAGTTCTCCATGATTCTTAATAAGTTGAATGAACGAACCATTCTTTCAACGTATGATACACGACCGGTGAAATTTCCTTTTGCGTATGATATGTAAATGATTTGAGTATCAAGAAGAACCCTTTTCATTGACGGTATATCTTCATACTGTACCCATATTTTTTTGTAAGTGCCATCTCCAGTTTTCTCAACACCAGGTCTTAATGAAATTGGATCAAGTTCTTTAAACCCTACAATGTTTTTTCCATCAGGATCGTAAATGATTTCAAAAGCAATAAAGCCATCAATCATTAACTGTCTAAAGTAAGCCCATCCATCATGGCCTTCAGTAAAGTGGAAGTGAGCATATATTTTTTTGAACTGCTGATTGATTTCTCCAACTATTTCTTGTGCGTTATCTGGAGAAAGTATTTCACGTACTCGAGAAACATCAACATTTGCAAAGTAATTTGAGTCATCATAAACAATTGCTTCATCAGCAACAGTATCAACGATGAATTCAATTTCAGGGTTCATCGCAAATTTTCTCAAATAATCTCTACGAGCTTTATAATCTTTATCAAAGAAGGCAATAAATTTCTTTTGCCCAACATCGGATAAAGCTAATGAATATAAAAATTCTTCGGGAAGATAACCTTGGTTACCGAATTCAGCTTCAGTAACACCAATTGCACGTGATTGTTTTACAACCATATCGTCGTAACGCATACCTAAACTTGCTAAGTTTTTTAAACTTTTAGATATTTGTCCGAATATAGGATTGACCCCTATTCTATCAATAAAACCTGCCATAATTTGTTTTTAGTTTTTGTATATATTTTATCTAGGTTTCTTATATTTTTTCTGATTAATTTTTGCTTCTTGTTGGTTAACTTTTTCTTTGTTCAATTCTGGTCTTGATTTTATGTACTCGCCCCAAACTTGACCTACAGATTTTCCTTTAAATTCTTTAGGTATGAAATACGGAATCATTTCCCAATCCTCAAACTCAATAATAACAGGTTGTCGCATTTGAGTTAATAGATAATTCCTATAAGCAAATTGATAACCAATTTTTGCTTGTTTGTTAAAGATTTTAATTGTAAAGTACCAATCAGTTAAATACTTCCAAGCTGTTCTTAAGAAACCTGGTTTATCTTGGTTTGCTCGTTTTTCCGCTTCTTCAATATAAGTTTGAAAAGTTCTGAAAAAATACTCTAGTGTTTGTACACGAGCCTTTTCAGGTAAGAAGTTTAGATTTAAACCTTGGACTATCATATTGCCATTTTTAGCAACAAACTGACTATGAACAAGAACCATTGGCCTCGTGTCATAATAATCAAGAAAATCTTTATAGAGAGGATTATACTTCCAAGTATAGATACGGCCAGGAATAAATGTTTTCATTTTCCTAACAGCAAATCTTTCTTCCGTTTCTAAAAATCCATGTTCTTGAAACGGTTTCTTGAAATACTTTTCGTTAAAAAATTGGAAAGCCTCTTTACGAAGCTTTCCTTTATTATCTTGTTCTTTATAAACTTCTAGAGGGCTTTTCATTTTTCTACTTTAAATAAGAAATCTTCAGTTACTACTAAAAACTTATAACCACGGCTTTCTGAAAATGCTTTTGCTGCTGCAAATTTTGCTCGGTTAATAATATATGTCTTAAGTGCGTAATTGTATCCTTTTAATTTTTTAGTTGTCAAATTCTTTCCTTCAAGAATCGGCATTTCCAATGAAGCCTTAGGCTTAACTTCAACAAAACAGTCAATAGGTTTATCACCTTCCATAATTCTCATATAGAAGTCAACATAATAAGTATGTTCTCTATGATCTATTGGGCTGATGTATTTTACGCCTATTGGTTCTGATGACCATTTTGATACCGATAGCGATGTATCACAGTAACGACAGAAACGATGTTCCCATGAAGAGCGGTATATAATTTTACTTGGATCACCAATATATTTTTCGGGATTAGCTAATTTGTAATACCCCTGTCTATAACCGCTTTTGTGGTTTGGTTTATTTGACTTAATATCACTCATTACAATTAATCTTAAAAGCTATAAAGGTTTTCGTTACTTAATGAAATTTTATTTGTTGCACTGATAGGATGTAATTTCCTCCAGCCTTTAGCAAATCCATTTTTAATCATTTGTGTATAATAAGCAAACGGATATTTTGATTTTTCAGGATTGAAAGATCTCCAATATTTTACTACATCCATTAAAGCAAATGCGATACAATCTTTACGATCTTCTTCATCTTTATACTTTAATCTTCTTGATGCTCCTTCTGCCATAAGCTGAAACATTTCGATTGCTCTACGAGTCAATTCGTCTTTTTCTTTTGATAATAAAATTTCTGTGCGAAATTCTTCGGGGTCTACGTAATTTGCCATAACTTTCTTAATTTGGGTTTAGTCCACTTGTTTTATCCTGTTCAGACTGGAGGCTATTAACGTAGGCTTTTAATTCATCGATGCATTTCACAATTGAGTCTGTCGACAAATTGGAGTTATCTTCAACTGTAGATTTTATATCAGAAAGTGCTGTAACAACTTGATTAACAGTATCCTTTAATTTTTCTACTATGCCAGTTAATTCATCTGGTGTGTTTTCGCCAGTCTTAGGGTTATTTTCAGTATCCTTTTCAGATTTATATACACCAGTTTCATTTAGTTCTGTACTATCTTTTTTTTTAAAACTAAAATTAGCCTCCTTAAGTCCAACAGTTCCGCCATCACCTTGAGTTTCTATTTCAAGATCATTGCCTGGTTGGGTTTCGGAGGCTTTTTTAATAACTTTAATATCACGAGGAAGTACTTTATTGGTTGTACCGTCTTCGTGCTTAATGATTATAGACTTGTCTGAAGGGTCAGTCCCTATAATTACTGCTTTTTTTTTTCAAACTCAACTTCATCACCTACAGATGCACCTTCTGCAACATAAGTTAAACTATTGATTTTGTTCTTAACATCATAGTAAGAATTTTTAACAGTAGCGATTTCTTCATCAATTGCTTCAACTAAAGATTTAACTTCATCAGACTCACGAATTGCTTCGTCAGCGATAGAAGTTAATTGATTTCTTTTGCTTTCAAGATATTCAATTGCTTCAAAAATTTCAGATTGTTTAGTCTTAAGTTCTTTAAGTTCTTTTTCTTCAACTTTCAAGAAGTCAGTATAAGCATTTCCTAAATCATATTTAGCAAATTCTAATACTAGGTTACGACTTTGTGTTGCGTTACAATCAGAATAGAATTTTTCTTCATTCATAATTGCATCAACTGTATTGATAAATGTTTTTTCATTCAGTTTGAAAACATCAGCTCTACGAGAAGGAATTCCTTTAGGGAATAACGATTTAACAAAGTCAAGTTCAAAAATAGAATCCCAGCTTTCAACGATTGTGTTAACCGCAGAGATTACATCTTTTTCTTCAAAACGGAAGATACCTGAATTTAAGTAAACAGTATGGAATTCGTTAAGTGTAACTTTTTTGTTGTTAATGAAGATTCCTAATCCGTCAGCTTCTTCAATAAGTTCAACTTTTTTGTCTTTGCTAAAGATTTTCATTTTGTTCTCAGAAATCTCAACGTTAGGTTGAGTTAAGTATCTAGAGATAAATGTAAATGAAGCAGGCAATGCTTTGATTTCGTTTTCATCTAAAGGACGAATGTTAGATCCTGTCTTAGCGTAAGCTTTACCGTGTACTGCAAAAATCTCAGAATTTTCTTGAACGATAATTGGAGAATAGATTTTACCAATGAAAGCATCGTTGCTACCAGCTTTTAATTGGAAGTTTCTGTCAGACTCAAGAACAACATTATATAAGTTTTTGATATTAACATCATAAACATATTTGTTAAGAGATTCTAAAAGAGCTGTACGGTTTGCAGCAGTTCTGTAGTTTAAGTAGTTTTCAACAACTTTCTCAACTCCAGAATAAACAAAATTAGAACGAGAATTTTTAGCAGCGTCTACAGCTTTGTAGATTTTGATGTCCTCTTCATATTTTTTGAAGTTAGTTTCTAATACTGCTAAGTTTTCTTTAACTGTAGGATCCCATTTGTACGGATCAAGTACACTAATAACATTTTCAATAACTGCCCACTCAGGTGCGTTATTAAATGCTTTTAATTTTTCAACAACATACTTAAATGTTGCGTGTTTAGCAACTTCTGATTCATCAAGTGATCCTAGTGCTTTTTTAACACCTAGGTTATTCATACCGTGTAATCTTTTCTCAATCGTTAAGAAATTCGACACTTCTGATTCTTGAATACCATCTAACTTTGAAATGATAGATTCTGCAATAGCTGCATCAACTTGTTCACCAGCAACAGCAGTTAGGTTAAAGGTTGCGTACTCACTGAATTGCTTTAATGCTTCGTTGCATATATCTTTCGCCTCAAGTGAATTTGTCAAGGAAACTAATCCTTCAATTCTTTGTTTCAAATTTGACATCTTATGGAAATTTTTTTCTTATTTTATATATCCTATTCTTAATTAAGATTTTTATCACTGTAGATAAATCTTACCCGTTGTGATTGATGTATTTAGAGTGCCATTAGAGACCTGCATATTTACAGATTTATTTATCCCTAATGTATTTGTGATAATGTCAATAGAAGTGATTAAAGTACCATTAACGATACCTGCACCAAATAACTCCAGACCTGTTGTTAAACCTTGCCCCATTAATTCAGATACTGATGGATTTAAGTTTGTTATAATCAGACCATCATCAACAGTATTATCAACATCAGCAGTAAAAACTAATTCTTGGTCAAGAACTAAATAAATACTTTCTGAGTTTGCGTCTTGTATCTTTAATTCAATTTCGTTAAGCGGAGTTGGGTAATATCCGCTTCCTGCTGATAAGACTGACGTTTCATATATCTCACCAGAATTTTTAACACTTAATGATATCTCAGGTTCAGTATAGCCTTCAGGTAATACAAATGGCTTAGGAAAAAGTTCAACTCTAATATGATCAGTGTTTGTGTAAACGAATCCTGACGCAAGTATCACAATTGAGTCAACGCCACCTGTGTCATTAACAATTGGTCTAAGTTTTGCGCCTTTACCCGCAGCAGAAACTGCATAAGCTCTTTGTGATTCATTTGGTATTTCGTCACCAGTTATTGTCAAGAAAGGAATTTCCCAATTATAATAACCGTTATTAGTTAAGTTCATTGCGATAGGAATCCAGTCGTCAGATCCTATAACTCGATAGTAAAGATTAACTCTTAAGATAGGTCCTGTGTTTGTCCAAGTTATCGGCAATACACCACCGCTAAAATACTTTTCACGAGAAACTGGTGATAAGAAATTGAAACGAGGATCTGCGTATGTCTCAGGCCATGATTCTTGTAATGCTCCTGCGTTACCTCCTAAGTTCATTCTATTTGAATTACTTCTTTCAGATGTATGATCAGTTACAGGATAGTATGTCTCAAGTTCTAAATCAAATGTTACTTTAGTTCGAGCGTTTGCTTGATACGTATAATCAAAAGTTCGTTCAACACCATAATCATCAGAGAACCCAACTTGACAAGGAACTCGGAAACCTCTAAAGTTAACAGAGAATACCTGTGTCTTATAGAATGTTTCCATTATTGCTTGTTCAATTTTGAACGCATCTAGGTTAGTGTCAGTTTCAATCTCAACACTAAATTGCATTGTGATTGGCAATGAATTAATGAAAGCGTTAAATTGCTGTAGCTGTCCATTTACTTCTTTAACATAAGTACCGCGAACAAAACGATGGGTTAACTTACCTGTGTCAATTGATTTGCTTGACATTGTTACAACACCACGAGGGATAACATCATAGTTACCGTCTGCATGTTTAGGATTTATACAGTCATTCCATTGAAGGAAATAATCTTGCATGAATCTTTCATCACCACCTTGATTATAGAAAAATGGAACATACACAATATCAATTGATGTATCTGATAAAATGTTTTCAAACATTACTTTGCCATTTAACAAATTTACCAGTCCTACAATTACTGCTCGCGAATGAACATTATCCGTGTTGTATTTATGTAAAAATTCTCCCATGATTTATATATCACTCAATTTTATCTATACGAAGATTAGAGAACCCGTTATTTTTTCCAATCTCAACTCGGTAGTCAAATATTTCAGTAGGTAACTGACTGTGGTTAATTACGAATATGTTTACATTTAATTCTCTACAAGAATTTGAAAGTACTTTTAAGATATGATAAATTCCATCGCTATCAATAGATGAAAAGATTTCATCAAGGAAGATAAGGTTAACACCTGGGAATTTCATTTTCATTAAACGAATCAATGCAATAAGAACTGCAAAGTCAACTTTCTTTCTCTCACCTGTACTTAATTGTTCAGCTGTTACTAAAAATCCTAGTGTTTGTATTTCAGCTTCAAATTCTTCATTAAATGTTACACGATATTCCATGTTAAGATCATGAAGTACTTTCTTAATCTCTGCATTTAAGATCGGTAATATTTTACGAATAGCTTCTAACTTAATACCTTTATCACCAAAGATTTCTTCAACGATTTTATAGAAGTTTGCTTTTTTATCTTCAAGATCTTTTCTTTGTGAAGCTGCTTTCTTTTTATCAACTGAATCAGTAATGATATTTTGTAAACTTTGAGTTTGCATATCACTATCAGTACTTTCAATATTATTAAGACTGCTTATATCATCATTAACAATTTTAAGTTGAGCGTCAGCTGTAAACTTTTTTGTATTAAGATCATCGTATAACTTTTTAAGGTCAGTTCGTTTTTCCTTAATCAGTGTTTGTTGTTCTTTAACATTATTAATTTCAGATTGAGCTGATTCATTACTTTTAAGATATTCATCTAATAAATGTTTGTGATAATCAGTTGTTAAGTCAGACTCACAAGTTGGGCATTTACCTTTCTCAAATAAGTTAATCTTTTCAGTACGGTGACGACATTCTAACTGAATACTTGAAAACGTTTTATTCCAAGAGTCAAGTGAGTCACTAAGATCTTTATCCCTATCTTGAATCTTTTTTAAGTTATCTTTTGCTTTTATTAAAAATGCGGTTATCTTATCAAGCCTTTCAGATAATAATACTTTTCTTTCTTCACCGGCAACTTTTAACTTTTCGTTTAAAGAATCAAGTTCTTGGTTTGATTTTAAGATAGATTGTTCAAGTACTGAAATTTCTGTTAAGATGTTATCCGATTGCTCTTTAAGCATTTTAATTTGATACTTAACTTTCCATTTAATTGCACCAATGATTTCTAAACCAAATAGCCTATCAATGATCATTCGTTTATCGTGTACTTTCATACTCAAGAAACTTTTAAAGTCATTGATAGAAAGACTTATCATATTATTGAAAACATAATAAGGAATTCCAAGAATTTCATCTTCAAGGAATTCCTGCATATTTTTCTTTCCTGCTTGGTCGTAAGCAACTCCATTAACAAACAAGTTAAAGATTCCTGGAGCGATACCTCTTTCAATAGTAACGATCGTTGTTGGATTCTTTTCAAGAACAATTTTAACGTAAGCAGCTTTATTAAACCTATTTGGAATATCTCTTAATGGTTTGTTATCAAGTTTGCCATACAGACCAAATTTGATAACATCGGATACCGTACTTTTACCTGCGCCGTTTGAACCTACAACAAGATAAAAGTTTCCTTGTTGGTCATCAAACACAATCTTTTGCAAGTTGTTTCCGTATGATCCCATATTTCTAAATTCAACACTACGTATTTTCATAAGATCGTTTTTCTTCCATTTCTTTTGAAGCTTCGTGATACATACGAACACTAACTTCTTTAAGCTTTGATTTGATTTGGTCAGTGTACGCTAATCGGTCAACGTAGTTTTCAATCATTTTAATTAAACTGATTTCCTCACCTATCGCACTATCATATTGTTCCTCACCATCATCAGTCGCGTCTTCGGATATAATGATGTGATTAATTCTACGGTAACCTGAAAAGTTTTCAATGAATTGACCAAAAGGAAATTTCAATGACCACTGTGGAGTTATTAAGATATCAACGAAGTTGTTTTTGAACAGCTGTTGTAATTCATCAATGCTACGTTCAAGAATCCATTCTAATCGGTATCTTAAAAATTTAGGGGATACAGTATTTTCCCAACATCTTTCCTCATCAGTTTCTAAATCGAGCATCCAGATTGATTTTGGATTTCCACTATCAGAACGTGTTAACTCATAAGGAGTCCCTAACATTCTAACGTTTTTATACTTTTGAGCAAAATGTATATGTCCAGAATAAACTCGATGATATCCGTTGAAACATTCAATTTCTGTACCTTCTTCAACTTTTACATAACGGTTAAAAGCAATACCTTTAACATCGCTATGGCAAAACATTACATCAGCAGAATTAGCAGGGTCTTGAATTATCTCACGAAAATCTCCATGTTCCTCAACCCACGGTAAGAAGAATAATTTCTTTCCCGTTTCAATTGACTCCATCATTTGTGGACTTTCAAAAACATGAAGATTAGGTACATGTTTAAAAAGTTTCATTGAGTTAATTTCATTGGAGTACTTCATGAAAATGTCATGATTACCAATGATTGAATATACAGGTAAGATTTGTGACAGTTCTTCCATCAGGTCTAAACCTTTATTCATCACATACAAATTAATCGACTGTCGTGAGTCAAATGTGTCACCACAATGCACTAAAATGTCACCGGGACGGAACTCAGATTTGAGAAGAGGAAATAATTGTTCTTTAAAGAAGTTTTCAATTATGTCCATCCACTCACGTGAATTAGAACGGACACCAAAATGAGTGTCCGTTATCATCCATACTCTTCTTACATGCTGTTGTATAATCATATTAAAACAGTCTTTTAATTTTTCTTTTCTTAAAGATCCCGTACTTGTTGTCAAGTTCTTTAATTATTTTTTCTTTATACGATGGTCCTAATTCTCGGTAGAGATCATCATATGAAATACTCATGAATTCTGCAACATTAATAAATTTCTCAATTATTGTTACTTCATTTGTTTCTGGTATTCTTTCATCAAAGTAATAGTAAAGATTTGCGATTTCACCTTTAGGAACTTTCTTATTCTTAGAGTATTCTTCGTAGTACTTTGATTCTTTAAATATTGTATAGATGTCTTTTTGGATTTGCTTTTCACTATAATCTTCAAACATATCATCAGACGTAGCAAAATCTGGGTTAATGTTTATTTTACCAAAGACTTCATATTCAACTTCTCCAGAATTAAACTTATTATTAAAAATTTTATCTTCTTTCATTAGTCATTTATTATTTGTGAATCTGCGTCTTCAATGATTCTCATTAGATCATAATTAATCAGAAACTTTTTTCGTGAATTTTTATAGCCATCATCTCGGTTAGCAATTAGCTTTAAGATATATTCCCGATTTGCGTGCATCATCTCATCTTGTATAATACCAAACATAGCATCAACTGTATGGCCTAATGCAGCAGATTCAGATATGTTTGTTGCGTTTAAGTCGGTACTACCGAAACCACTTCGGTTAACCTGAGTTGCTGTTACGATACACCATTCATTTCTCATTGCCATTGCTCGTAAGTCTTCTGCAATTTGTTTAATCTTCATGTATGTATTTTCAGAATTGGGATTTCTCCAGTTTTTCAAAATGTTAATGTAGTCAAGAACGATAACCTTAAATTTAATACCTTTAAGTTCTTCCATTTTCTTTAACCACATTTCAACATCAGGAACACCTGCGGCAGAGGTAGGGAATTCTTTTACATAGATTTTACCTGGTACCTGTAAACTATCATAACCAAGATTTGATAATCTTTTCTTTAAGCCAACTTGATCATCAGCAATAGGTCCATATTCTTTCATAGGAATACCTAAAAGGTTAGCTCCTAAACGTTTTGTTACCTTTCGGTCCCTCATCTCCAATGATATAACTGCTGTGTTATATCCCATCTTAACGCTGTTTGCAGCAAGGTTGGCAAGCCAGATTGACTTACCAATTTTCATTTCTCCAATAAAACAGAACAATGCTTTTGAGTAGAAACCTCCACCTAATACCAAGTCAATATATTCATACCCCGAACTGAATGTATCAGTGGAAGGTTGTAAGTGGGATTCAGGGTTAAAGAAGTCAAGACCTTCGTCAAACCCAAACTGAATATTATTACGATCATTGATAATAGCTTTTGCAGTTTGAACTACATTGCTGATATTTTCCTGGTCAATTTTTGTTGTTTTTAAATATGATATTAAATCATACACAGATAGGTCAAGATTTTTATATTCAATCCAGGCATATGCAGATTCTTTCAACCAATCGGCTTCATAACTTTTTAAGTTAGTTTCAAAAATTAAATCTAACTTATCAGATGACAGTTCATCGCCCCAGCCTTTTGCCTTTGCATTTTCAACAAGTTGTTGTTTTGTGGGTGAAGATCCATACCGTTCAATAAATTCGGTTGAGAGCTCATATACTTTTTTCAAATCCTCAGACTCAAAAAAACGTGGCTTAACAATATTTGTTAGCTCGCGTTGTTCCATCAAGTAGTGATAGAATATCTTTTCTAAATGTGTTGCTATCATATATTATTTTTATACATTAAACTGTAAATAGTTTACAGCCAAGAATGTGATGTTACTCGATACGAATTCAAACTTGTCTTCGTAATTTTAACATCTCGTGAATCAGACTCATCTGCTAATTCTTCTAAAAAATCTCGAGCATCTTGTATGATACCTAAATGTTGTTTCATTATTGGCCAAACTCTTTCAGCGGTAAAATCTTTTTCAAGTAATTCTTTTTCTTCAAGAGTTGTTATTAAAATGTATTCGAGATCCTGTGGGCTAGGATAGCCGGGAAGCTCCTGATAAATCTCAAGAGCATATTTCACCGGTAGTTTATTTCTATTAATCCTCATCTTCGCTATCTAATTCTAATCCATCTACAATCTCACCAAGATCGTCAAGTGAACCGATATTAGGTAGCATAAACATTGGCTTAATTACGTTTTCATCAAGGTAAGTCAATACTTCGTGCGTAATAACTTTCTTTGTAAATAATTCAGCAGGTGGTACATTAGCAGCTAAATGTTTAACTGCAATTGATCTTGCTGTTGGTTTGTCTTCAAAGTACAATGTTTGTTCAACACCTTTATCGTCAACCGCTGTGAATTTTGTTTTGATTCCTTTTTCGTATCCTTCAGTGCCTTCTTTGTAAGCTTTCAAGAAATCTTTTTCTGATAAGATTTTACCTCTTTGAATTCCACAAGTTTCCCAATTAATGAATTCCTCGAGACCTACGTAACGGTTCATACCGCGATAGAAACTGATGTGGAATTTAATAGAAAGCGGACGAGCAAAACGATTCTTTGCAGGTTTAGATGTAACGATGATTCCCGTTTTCATTGCGAACCCGTTAGATCCTGTTTCGCCTTCTTTCAATCCTGCTTTTGATAATTGTAAGATAACAGAAGCATTGTAGATTGCTCCACCTCCACCAGATATAGTTTGCCCTGGTATGAATGATCCGATACTTGCGTATGTGTGGTTTGTAAAGATAAAAGGAATTTTAAACTCAGCAAGATCCGTAGTGATAACTCGGAATAAAGATCTTAAATCTTGTTGCTTTGTCATATCCTTTTTCTCAGATCCACTTGCAGCATCAGCTCTTTCTTTTGTTGTAGCCAAGTTACCAAGTGAGTCAAGAATCAACATTAATTTTGGAAGTTCAACTCCTTTTTCTTTTTGCTTACGCAATAGGTCAGTTAAGTTTGACACAAAGTGACGAACCTCAAGTGAAGTACTTACAGGTTGGTAACGAACAAGATTAGGATCAATTCCAAAGTTTTTCATAATGTCTTCATCAACCGCAGCTTCAGAATCACAATAGATTATTTGATAACCCATCTTTTGAGCTTCGCGACAAATGTTTAGTGTAAGGAAAGTTTTACCTGTTCCTGATTCTCCAGCAAGACAAACAGAACGTGAGTTCGGAATTCCGCCAAATAGAGATCCTGTAAGTTGAGCGTTTAACAGGTAGTTACCTGAGTCAATGTATTCGTCAATTTTAGAGAATGCGTTCTGTGTGATAATTGACCCCTTAGGATTTACTTTGGATAATTGCGCATCAAGTTCATTAAATGAAAATTGTTTTGCCATGTTATTTTATTTTTTGTAGTTCTTTAATTGTAAGTTGAATATCCGTGATAATCGAATACAATTCGTTAGTTGCTTTTTCAGAATACGAATCCTTAGCAATTTGTAAGGATTCGTTTAATTTTTCATCAAGCAATGTAAGTTTTGGTACTTCCTTTATTACTTTTACCATTTTAAAATAGTTGGGTTCTTATAATTAATTCTGGTGATATTGGAGAAAGACCTGTAGCAACAATGAATCTGTTTATTGGGTCAATCATGCATTTCGCAAATTGTAAATCATAATCAACAGCTGGTGCAAGTTCAATAGGATAGTTACCTGGAAGATATGCAAATACATTTTCTCCACCGTTTTCATTTTTTGCGTAATAGTAACGAACCTTATCACCACTTTTAATTAATTGATACTTATCTTTCCATTTACTGTTATTCATCAAAAAGTTATGATAACCAGCAGCACGAACGTGCATAGGACAGTGGTCATTAAGTATTAACTTTTTGCGATCATCAGCAATTCCTTTTTCATAATCACTAATACCAGACGACATTGAGACATTTTCAATTTGGTCAAGATTAAATGCAGCCTTTTCTTTTTTAAGAGAGTCAGCAAAAACGCGCATGTTTAATCCTTTCTTTTCCTTAAACAGTACTTTTAAGAAGTCTAATATTTTTTTACGAGCAAATGCTGGAGTAGAAGATTGTGCGATTTCAACACCTGTTGCTTTTAGTTTAGCTTGAGGTTCATAATAATATCCATCACCTTTACCACTTTTCCAAGCAATGTCAAGTACATATTTCTTTTTCTTCAAAAAGATACCTGACCAAGAAATTGTTTCCATTTCTAAATCTTGAATGTTATCTGTACCTCCTATAGCTGCAAAGCTATCAAAGTTTTTATCCAAGTAGCCTTTTAATCGCAAACGGTAAATACCTAAAATTAATTGTCTTGGGTCACCTTCCCAATCACAGCCTTTTACGATATCTTGGAATGTCATATAACATGAATCCGTATCTCCGTAAACTGTTACTTCACGACCTATTCTGTCAACTCGAGTAAGTCCAAGTTTTTCATGTACTTCTTTATCACGATGCCAAAAATCCATGAAGTAACGGTTGATGATTTTCTGAGTAAGCTTAATCATTTCTTGACCTTGTAATGTGATTGCCTCAGCAACACGAACATTATATCCAACAAAGTAAGGCGATGCAGTTGCGCCGTAAACGGAGTTAATGAAAATCTTAATTGCTTGTTCTTCGTTTTTCTTAAGATTCATTAAATATGTTAAGCGATTAATTTCTGCAACGATTTCTTCCTTACTTGCGGTTTCGGGATTTATCTTGCAGTGTTTCATTAATCAGCTTTCCCGATTATCATTTTTGTATCTGTCTCAAGAGAATGGAAGATTAAACGGTCTTCGTTCATATAAACCATTGTGTCTTCTTTATCAACGAAGATGAACTGAGATTTGTAAACTGATAGCTCAACATTTGCTTCAGTGTTGTCAATTGATAATAAGTTTAATTCAAACGATTTACCACTTGCGTTTACATTTCCGCCATTAACATTAATAGTTAACAATTTTTGGTCTGAGTCAATTTTTGTTAATGAATTAATGCGAGCTTGAATTTCTTTTGTTAATACGAAATTAACTTCAGCTGCAGCAGTATCAGCAATACGATCCATCATTTCATCAGTGATGTGTGTGAACAATCTTAAAGTAGCACATTGGAAAGCGATCTTTAAATTTTCACCTTGAAGTACAAGATCAGTACCTACGTTTCCTTCAGGAGTTTTTTCCAATTTAATTGAGAAAGTTAAATCAGTTCCATTAAAGTGTGAGAATGAATTGATTAATTTATCAACTGAATAAACACCAAAGATAATTGGTTCATCAACAGACTCAATGTTAAATACTCGGCTCAATTCAATTTTTGAGGATTTCACAACAGATCTTTCAGGTGTGTGAGATTTTGCTTTTAGGTACCCGCCTTCAAGTTCAATTAGTAGACTTCCAGAAATTGGTGAGAATCTTTTTAAGAAGTTAGTAAATTCTGTTGCGTCAGTTAACTGCAACTTTAAAGTTTTAGTACCTTTACGTTCTAATGTTTCCATAATTGTTTTTATTTTATTTTGATTTTAATTTATATACTTAACTACGATTTTAGTTTTCATCTTCTTCATATTCATCGTCACCAGCATAAACGGCAGATGCTCCAAAAACTTCAATGCCATCAATTTCTTCTTCTTCAGAAAACAAGTTGGTTGTTGAATTAGCTCGGTTTGTTGTTGCTCTTGCTAAAGATGTATCAGTCATTTTACTAAATGCTTTAACTGCAACGGCAAGTTCCTTTTTCTGAGTTGCTAATTCTGCTGTTAATTTTTTAATCTTTTCGCGTGTTCTTTGTAACTCATCATCAGATAATGATTTTAAATAGATTGAGTCAAGACGACGGCGAACATTAGGATACCCAACTGTTAAGTCTGTTAAGAAAGAATCAATTTCGTCATCAGTTCTCATTTTCTTACCTTTAGCTTCAAGCATGAAAAGCAAATACTTTTCTTTGAGTTTTTGGAATATTAATTCTTCATCAGTTACATTCATATGATATGTTAACTTACGAACCCTTAAATCTCCAAGACGATAACGGAAGTCATTAATGTAATCTTCAATTCTTTCGTATTCAATAACTAAACCGTCTTTAACAAAGATTGGTGTTTCTGTTACCAACATTTTTGTTGCTCGGTCAATTGCGATTACGAAAGATTCCCAGTCCTCCTTTGAACCTGTCATAGTAACAGTCAAGTCAATTTCATTCAATGAATTATTAATCAGACGAACATTATATCCAGATATAATGCTGTCAAGTTTTTTCAAGAAGGACCCATATTTCATTAATGGTGGAAGTTCAACAATTCTTACTGTTTTATTTTTGTGATTAATTTCAAGTCTGCCTTCAATTAGGAAAGACTTATCCATACCTTTATAACGAGTTACCTTACATTTAGATCCTTTGAAGTAAGGAATAAGTTCAGATATTTCACCATCTAGGAACTTTTGAACGTCGGACAGATTTCGGGGCAACACAGTTGATTTATAGCCTACAGCAATACCAACGATTGTGTTTGTTAAACCAATAGGTAAGTCAACCCATAGCGGATCATAAGAACCTTCAGCATCTCGAGTATTTAAGAAATTGTTTTTACGAATCTTATCCGCAATCGTAGGATTAATACGGATAGAAGTGTAACGAGCAGCGGATGCTTCTTGCGTTACTGGTGATCCAAAGAATCCATCACCGTTTAATAGTTGCTCACTGTTTCCAAACGGACGAGCAAGTCGATTAATTGCTTTTGTTAATGAAGCATCACCGTGGTGATATCCATCACTCATACAGGAACCTACAAGTGACATTGTTTTATTATAAGCAGCTGGTGCGTTTATCACAATAAAACGTTGAACATTTGTTAGCGCATCATAAAAATTAGGAATCCCTCGATTCTCTAAAACATACAGTGCATAGTTTCTGAAGTTAGTATCAATTTGTCGAGAAATGTTTAAAGGATACGTTTTCTGTTTCAAAGTATATAAGATTTATTTCTAATTATATACACATACCTTATTAGAGTTCTTGATTGTTATTAACAAAAAAAGGGTTGCCTAAGCAACCCTCGTAAAATAAGTTTAATGTTTTATTAGAAAGTTTCTGTTAAAACATAAATAGTGTTTTTATCATTAGCCATATTGAAATAGATTGCGTCAGTTGCTTCTCTTTCATATTCCATTCCGCCGCCGTTCAAGATAACATTTTCTCTTTTAGCAATAACTGTGCAAAGCGCAGGTTTAGCATCACGAGATGTTTGTTTAACTTCAAGATCAATTTCACCTTGAGAAACTTGAGCTTTATTTGCGATAAAATCAAGTTCAACACCATTAGGCGCATACTCAAAAGTATCACCTCCTTTTGCTTTCTTGAAAAAAGTAGCAAATACTTTCTCATCACCACCGCCAATTGCAGCAGTAATGTCGCCAAAGTTGTTTCCTTCGTTTAAATTAGATTCATTTAAGAATCCGTTAAAATCGTGTACGTAATTCATTTTTCTTGTTTTTTTTAATATATAGTTAAGCCGTCCATTGATATATTTTTATATCCTTTAGAATTTAATGCGTTAACAAGTTCTTCTGCAAAAGAAGAATCAACGGCGTTCTCAATACGTTTTTGTTGAGCAAACATACTTAGCCATTCGTCTAACTCAGCACTAGTTGCTTCTTTATAATCGTAATCGTTTATGAACATGTCAGCAACTTTCTTAGCGTTAAAATCGATCCAATCTTTTCCTTCATTTATGAAGCTTTCAAATGTTTTAATGAATTTCATGTTTTTATATTTTATTTTTATTATATATTAACGTCATCAATTGACATATCTTTATAGCCTTTAGATTTTAAAATGATAACAAGTTCTTTAACCCAAGATGAATCAGGCATATGCTCGATTCTTTCTTCTTGAGCAAACATTTCTAACCATCCGATTAAGTCTTCACCTGTTGCGTCATTTCTATCATAATCATTAGTGAATCTACTTGCCATTTGAGCAGCATCAAAATTCATCCAATTTTTACCTTCAGTTATAAAGCTTTCAAAAGTTTTAACGTAGGTGTTCATTCTTAATGTTTATTTTAACGACAGCAAGTATTTAAGCTTCATCAAGTCAGCTCTAATTTCATCACGAATGTTTGCTAATTCGCTATCTTGTTGAGCCATAAAAGCAGATGTCATAAAATCATCCATTCCTTCAATGAAAGCGTCAATCTTTAAGCTTTCGTAATCAGCAAATGAAATTTGTTTAACACCGCCAAATTTAGGTCTTTGATATTTTCCGCTATAAACTTCAATAAGACGATCAAGTTTATCTTCAAGTGCTTCATAAATATCACCAAACGCATTATGTTCAGCAAATGATTCAGTTTGCCAATGAAGTATCTTTAATTGGCCTTGCATTTGAATAACATTGCCTAATAATTCTTTTTCCATTTTTATTGTTTA